AATTTCAAAGGTTAGTTTTTTCATGACTTCCCTCTCCCCCAAATAAAAAGGCCTGCGATTACCAGCAGGCCTGTTATTAGCTCAGTGATGTAGATGGTCATTGCTTCATCTCACTTTCCATTTCATCAATGTCAACGTCATCAGGAAGGTGGGAGCAATACGCCGCTATACCATGATGATTTATCTCATACCCTTTAAACGTTACCATCTGGCGCGTAATCTCAACTTCGTTCAGGAATCCGCCATCGCATAACTGCCTGGCTATTTTCGATTTGGTCTGGATTATTGGTAGTGCCTGTTCTTTCAAAGCGTATGATATTTGTGCATCCCATGCCTTTTCGAGAATGGCTAATTGTTTTTTATTCATCAGAATCCTCCTTTCTTCTTGGACTGCGGTTCCTCGCGTTCACGGCGGCGCATTTCAGCAGACTGTTGGTCTGTGTCATAAATAGCGCCATTTGCCTGAATGCAATACACCGTGCCGGTATTGCCATGACGATTGAGACGAAGGATTAGTTCGGTTTCACCAGGTGGAACACTGTCATCAAAAGCACCTTCACGATGGATCCCCACCCAATAATCGCAATCCTGTTCAATCTGCCCTGTATCTCGGGAGTCACTTGGTAATGGGCGTTTATTGGTTCGGCTTTCCAGTGCGCGGTTAAGCTGTGTCAGAAGCACAACAACGCAATCAAGCTCTTTGGCAAGGTTCTTCAGTCCTTTGGTGATCATGCCGTAGGCAAGGTCGTTACGATCGGCCTTTTCAGCGGTCATTAGTGTCAGGTAATCGACAAGAATCATGCCAACGCATCCTTTTTCTCGTTTGATTCGACGGCTTTCGCTGACGATTTGAGCCAAAGATAATCCCGGCGTGTCGTCGATGTAAAGCAGGTCGATTTCACTCAAGCGATTGGCTGTTTCTATCGCCCTGTTGAAGTCACCATCGTAATCACCCTGATAGCCGTCATCAGCGTCATTTGTCGCCGGAAGGTAAAAAATATTCGGGTTAACACCTGACTTCTGCCCTACCAGTTTTTCCAGTATCTGGTCACTTGGCATTTCAAGGCTGAACATCAGAGCGGGCTTTTTCTCATGCACTGCGCAGTTGATTGCCATCTGGCTGTATAGCGTCGTTTTCCCCATCTTAGGGCGAGCGCCAATGACAAACAGAGAGCCTTTCACCAGACCTTTCGGTGACAGCATCCTGTCCAGCGATGGGATCCCTGTGCTCATTCCTCGTTGTTCGCCTGACGGGTCAAATCGCTTCTCAAGGTCGCTAACCCAGTCTTCCATGACCTCACCAAATGAGCGAAGGCCGCGACGCGATCCGGTTTTTGCATGGTCTGTCAGTTGCGTGAAAATCGCCTGAATAGCTTCGTACTTCTGCGTCGCAGTCATTCCGTTGCGGGAATAGAGCAATTCCGTCGCTTCAGTCATGCGGTTGATGGCGTAGCGTTCCATTGCGGTTTCGCGAACCTGCATTGCATAGGCAACGATGTTTGCGGCGCTTGGCGTGTTCTTTGCGATCTCAGCGATATAAGCAAAACCGCCAACAGACGCCGTTAACGATTTACGCTCCAGTTCATCGAAAAGCGTCAGGCCATCTACTGGCTTTTGCTCCCGGTGCATTCTGATTATTTCTTCGAAAAGGATTTTGTGTGGTCGGCTGTAAAATGAATCAGGCTTCAGCATCGCCAGAACTTTCTGGACGCGCTCACTGCTGTCATCATCCAGAAGCAATCCACCAATCACCGCCTGCTCTGCCTCGATGCTATGGGGCGGCGCATAAAAATTATCGGTCATCGTGTTCACCCTCACGAACTTTCAGGTAGGTATTATCGTTAAGCAGGAAATCAAATCCCTTTTTGTGCCAGACAGTTCCGCGTTGATGGTTTGGGCGCTCTTCGAACATCCATCGGCAATTTTCGCCTACGTAGCTCAAATAATTTCTCCAGTCCTGCATCGAGAACCCATGCCCGTCAAGCTGGCGGGTTATAACTCCGGCTTTGCGCCAGAACGTTCGGATCTGGTTTTTACGCTTGTCATTCAGTGCGCGGATTCTTGGCGCTTCAGGAAGGATTTCGTGGTAAGCATCGACAACATCCTGACAGCTGACGGAAGGTTTTTTCTTGTCAGACTTTTTGTCTGCTGTGGCACTCTCTAATACGTCAGTATTAGAGATAATATTATTATATTCTTTATCTGTGGTAATTTGCTGGTAATCTGCTGGTACTGTATTGCTTACAGGCATTGGTATTGCTGGCTTTGAGGTGGTAATTTGCTGGTAATCTGCTGGTACAAAATTTGACTGATAATCGTCATATTTCTCTACCGAGAAAACTGAGAATTTACCGTGTGAAACCCAGTCAATCATGCCGAGTTTTTTGAACTTTCTAAGCAGGTACTGAACGCGATCTGGTTTGAGTCCTGTTTCAAACGCCAGAGAGTTTCTACCGCCAAGTAGCTTCCCTCTGCCTACCAGAATTTCTCCTGCGTCAGTCATTACATACTCAGGCGTATGCTTTGCTTTGAGGATTAAGTGAACCCACAGATGCGCTGCTTCTGCGTCCTTGTAAAACGGCACATCCATAATTTTACGGTGCAGCAAGGCATACCCCTTACCGCTGCTTTGATGCGGTCGTTGTAGCCTTCTGGCCTCTCTGGCTTCGGCTAGATTAGATATGTTACTCATGACCTTTCTCCTTCTGCATCAGCTTCACTTTTTCCAACTCAGCCCGGAATCGACCAGGCTGCTTGAAGCTGGACAGGAAGCGATCACGTAGTATGTGTTTGTGAATTTTGTCCTGGTAAGGACTGAGTTGTTTTGTCATAATTACTCCTGTGGATTGATCCAGTAATGACCTCAGAATTCCATCTGGATTTGTTCAGAACGCTCGGTCTTGCACACCGGGCGTTTTTTCTTTGTGATTCCATCAAGCGCATACTTAAAAGCCCTGCTAATTGGACTGATGTCTGATGCCATTCCGAAAGCACACAAGACCGAAGCAATAAACCGCCAGTCCGTTCTGCTTATCTTCGATTCATGACAGCCAATCATCTTTGCCAGACCACGCTGGGTAAGCGTTGACAGGTTGATGAGTAAATCTGTTTCTGCGCGATCAACGTCACGCTGTGATAGTTTGCTGTAACTTGTTTGTTCCATTTCTTATGATTTCCAATAGTGAATATTACGCATCTGTTGATGCGTTTTTTGTGGGGACGAATCATCCCCGACCTGATTGTTTAAAGAGCGGTGTTACTTATGCTGCCTGATTCGGTTTTGGAAACAGGTGTGGCAAATCGGGGCGAATTTCGTAAGCCTTGATCTGCCCTCCAGTGGCGTTAACGATGGCGGTAACTTTCTCTGGAGAGACCAACCCGCCTTTCAGCCATTTGTGTACTGCTGGCTGCGTTACACCACACTTGTCGGCAAGGCGCTTTTGGCTACCGACAATTTTCAAGGCTCGTTGAATTACTAAATTCATGAGCATACCTCTTGTGGTCATTACTTATAACCAAAGATAACTCAAGTTATAAAAAATAGCAATAACCTTTGTTATTTTACTTTGGATAACCGTAGTTATAGATTTGTGGGTATGAAAACATTCGCAGAAAGACTAAATGCAGCCATGAGCTCAGCAGGTGTGTCGCAATCACAGCTTGCTGACATGGTTGGAATATCTCAGCCAGCCATACAGAAGATGTCATCCGGTAAAACAAACGGATCTCGCAAGATGGTTGAATTAGCCAATGCTTTAAAAGTACGCCCTGAATGGCTTAGCTCTGGTATTGGTGAAATGAGGGATGGTACACATGAAGAACCATCCAATGTCCGTGAATCATCTTTAAAAGCTGTGGTATGGGAAGATATTAAAAGAAACGATGACGAGTTTGTCGCGTTGCCTCTTCTTAACGTTTCGCTTTCAGCTGGAAACGGTAGCTGCGAGCTAGAGGAATCATCAGAGTTCTCTTTGGTTTTCAGAAAGTACTATCTGAAAAAGATGGGGGTATCTGAAAGATCAGCCAAGCTAGTTAGGGTTGTAGGGCAAAGCATGGAACCAACGCTTCACGACGGAGATGTTGTTGGTGTTAACACACAAGATACCACAATCAGAGATGGTAAAACCTACGCTATTTGCCAGTCTGATTTGTTACGAGTAAAAACATTAATCGCCACCCCTACATCGGTGATAATCAGATCAATAAATCGCGAAGAGTACCCAGATGAAGTAATGGATAGAGATGAATTTCATGAAACCGTAAGGATTATTGGCAGAGTATTCTGGTCGTCTCATAGTTGGTAACCGATAATCAGAAGAAGACTTACGGAAGTGCGGAGGGATAATGGAATTTCTGATAGTTTTTGTTGTTGTTTTGGTCATCATTCTTTTTGTTTTGCTAAGCATTAGCAAAAAGCTATCTCAAATGATTGAACATAGCTCTAATCGCGCAAAAGAAGAAGACCATCTAATTGATATAAAAGAGATTCTCTCTGATATAAAAATCACATTAGATGAAATAAAATACACAACAGATCTAATTGAACAGTATAAAATACCAACCCCAAACGAAAGAAAAGCAATAGATCAATATCGTATTGACTTAGAAATCGACGAAATGCTAAGCAAAAGAAAAGACTAAAAACACCCGGCCTCAGCGCCGGGTTTTCTTTTCCTGCCGTCCCCCACCCAATCAACCATCCTCATCATAGACAAGCATCAAGCCAAAGGTAGCACTTTCACCCCGCACGCAAGCCCTCAAACACCAATCAATCAGCAACATTTACAAAAATAAAATACCTTTGTTATCCATCACTTATAACTTATTTACCATAAAATATAAACTAAGTTATTGACCACACCTATAACCTAAGTTATCTTTAAGCCATCAGCAGGACGCAGGAAGCCAAACGGAACAGATTGGCAGGCTCTTTAACATTGATGGAATGGGGATGATTCGTCCCCACCAAAGAGAGGTTGGCTTTGGGATTTGATGAATGTGCAGGTCGATGCACTAACGCTTAGCGGTGAGCACCTGCCTTTGGGGCAGGATGGGTAGCCGCAATCAGGAGATCGACACCTGACATCAAATCACCAAAGTCAATCATCGGAGGTATCCAGTGAAAGCAAGAGAGATTCGCAAACTCGAACGCGCTCGTAAGCACAAAGAGGCGACAGCAAAACGTAAAAATATTGACCGTGTTTCAATGGTGGTTTCGCTAGCAGGAGCGAATAGGAAGAAGGTTGAATGTGGTTCGTGCTGCCTGCCAAACGTAGCTCTTTACGCAGCAGGCTACCGGAAATCAAAACAACTGACAGCAAGATGACTTGTGTTGGTCGCCAGAAAATGAAATTAGGCAGCAAACCACTTATTTGAGAGGAATTAATATGTCATCAATCCGCTTAACTACGAGAATGAAAGAGGAAATCGCTCGTAACGCTTTAATTAAGTCTGGGGTTTTCACTGAACTTGAAGAAGTAACAAAGTTAAAGAACCAGCTTGCACTTGACGCCAGAGTTATTGCGTTTGGCGGAAAAAAGAAAACTGAGGAAGTGGACAAGCTGGCATCAAACTTAATGGCTATAAGTGAAGAACTTCAAAAGGTGGGATGTTCATTTTACTCATGCGATGTTCGTTCTACATCAATTTATCTGACTGTATCTGGCAGAAGGGTGGGATGGCATTCATATGGGAAAGACGGCAACGGTGAAGATATATTGCTTCCCACCCCAGAAAAAGATAAATGCATGTTTGATGCAGAACACGAAATAACAAAAAGGTTTGATGAAATCTGCGCATTGCAACAAAAACTTGAATCCAGGAAAAAGGATATCGAATCAAATGTATGGGCTGCTTTGAACTCAGTCACAACAGTTAAGCGACTTATTGAAGTTTGGCCTGAAAGCAAAGAATTGCTACCAAAAGAAGCAGATAAAGCAAGTGCAGCACTTCCTGCTTTACGGGTAGAAGATTTGAATAAGATGATTGGACTTCCTTCCGAGGCCGCATAATCGGCCTTTATTTTTGGCATAAACAACAGAATAAACACTGCACTGAATTATTTGAGGTTAGATATGACAAAATCATGGAGCGTACCTTTTCCTGAATCAGAAACTGAACATGAGGGAATGCCTGTTTTCTGGAGATTCCAGGCGACAGTTGAAGAAGATGGAATCAAAATATTCGCACTTCAATATATAGCTTTTCATCAGACAGAGCATTATGCATGGTTGGTTCCTGCGCATTGGATTGTTAATTTTAAACCAGCACCAAATCAGTGGTTACAGGAATGGAAACAAAGGAGAAATAGATATGCAATTAAGAAAGTAGCAAAAAATGCAGAAAGATCTTTTGCATTCCCAACGAAGAAACTTGCCATTGAAAGTTTATTGCGCCGGAAGAAATACCATTTAATGAGAATCAAACAAGATTTGGCTGTTGTATCAACTCTTGTTGATGGGATGAAGAATATTGATACATCAACACCAGATATTGAATATAACTTTGGACACAACCAAGAAACAGAAAATTGGGTGTTTTATTAGTACGAATAAGCACTGTGTATTCATTCCAACGAGTGAATACACGGAGCAATGTCGCTCGTAACTAAACAGGAGCCGACTTGTTCTGATTATTGGAAATCTTCTTTGCCCTCTAATGTGAGGGCGATTTTTTATCTATGAGGATATGAATAGATGTCAAACATCAAAAAATACATCATTGATTGCGACTGGAAAGCATCAATAGAAATTGAAATCGACCATGACGTAATGACAGAGGAAAAACTTCACCAGATTAATAATTTCTGGTCAGACTCTGAATACCGACTCAATAAACACGGCTCTGTATTAAATGCTGTATTAATCATGCTGGCGCAACATGCTCTGCTTATAGCAATTTCAAGCGACTTAAATGCATATGGTGTTGTGTGTGAGTTCGACTGGAATGATGGAAATGGTCAGGAAGGATGGCCTCCAATGGATGGTAGCGAAGGAATAAGAATTACCGATATCGATACATCAGGAATATTTGATTCAGATGATATGACTATCAAAGCCGCCTGAGCGCTGCGTTACCGCATACCAATAACGCTTCACTCGAGGCGTTTTTCGTTATGTATAAATAAGGAGCACACCATGCAATATGCCATTGCAGGGTGGCCTGTTGCTGGCTGCCCTTCCGAATCTTTACTTGAACGAATCACCCGTAAATTACGTGACGGATGGAAACGCCTTATCGACATACTTAATCAGCCAGGAGTCCCAAAAAATGGATCAAACACTTATGGCTATCCAGACTAAATTCACTATCGCCACTTTTATTGGCGATGAAAAGATGTTTCGTGAGGCCGTCGACGCTTATAAAAAATGGATATTAATACTGAAACTGAGATCAAGCAAAAGCATTCACTAACCCACTTCCCTGTTTTCCTAATCAGCCCGGCATTTCGCGGGCGATATTTTCACAGCTATTTCAGGAGTTCAGCCATGAACGCTTATTACATTCAGGATCGTCTTGAGGCTCAGAGCTGGACGCGTCACTACCAGCAGATCGCCCGTGAAGAGAAAGAGGCAGAACTGGCAGACGACATGGAAAAAGGCCTGCCCCAGCACCTGTTTGAATCGCTATGCATCGATCATTTGCAACGCCACGGGGCCAGCAAAAAAGCCATTACCCGTGCGTTTGATGACGATGTTGAGTTTCAGGAGCGCATGGCAGAACACATCCGGTACATGGTTGAAACCATTGCTCACCATCAGGTTGATATTGATTCAGAGGTATAAAACGGATGAGTACAGCACTCGCAACGCTGGCAGGGAAGCTGGCTGAACGTGTCGGCATGGATTCTGTCGACCCACAGGAACTGATCACCACTCTTCGCCAGACGGCATTTAAAGGTGATGCCAGCGATGCGCAGTTCATCGCATTGCTGATCGTCGCCAACCAGTACGGCCTTAATCCGTGGACGAAAGAAATTTACGCCTTCCCTGACAAGCAGAACGGCATCGTTCCGGTGGTGGGCGTTGATGGCTGGTCCCGCATCATCAATGAAAACCAGCAGTTTGATGGCATGGACTTTGAGCAGGACAATGAATCCTGTACATGCCGGATTTACCGCAAAGACCGTAATCATCCGATCTGCGTTACCGAATGGATGGATGAATGCCGCCGCGAACCATTCAAAACCCGCGAAGGCAGAGAAATCACCGGACCGTGGCAGTCGCATCCCAAACGGATGTTACGGCATAAAGCCATGATTCAGTGTGCCCGTCTGGCCTTCGGATTTGCTGGTATCTATGACAAGGATGAAGCCGAGCGCATTGTCGAAAATACCGCATACACTGCAGAACGTCAGCCGGAACGCGACATCACTCCGGTTAACGATGAAACCATGCAGGAGATTAACACTCTGCTGATTGCCCTGGACAAAACATGGGATGACGACTTATTGCCGCTCTGTTCCCAGATATTTCGCCGCGACATTCGCGCATCGTCAGAACTGACACAGGCCGAAGCAGTGAAAGCTCTTGGATTCCTGAAACAGAAAGCCTCTGAACAGAAGGTGGCTGCATGACACCGGACATTATCCTGCAGCGTACCGGGATCGACGTGAGAGCTGTCGAACAGGGGGATGATGCGTGGCACAAATTACGGCTCGGCGTCATTACAGCTTCAGAAGTTCACAACGTGATAGCAAAACCCCGATCCGGAAAGAAATGGCCTGACATGAAAATGTCCTACTTCCACACCCTGCTTGCTGAGGTTTGCACCGGTGTGGCTCCGGAAGTTAATGCTAAGGCGCTGGCCTGGGGAAAACAGTACGAGAACGACGCCAGAACCCTGTTTGAATTCACTTCCGGCGTGAATGTTACTGAATCCCCGATCATCTATCGCGACGAAAGTATGCGCACCGCCTGCTCTCCCGATGGTTTATGCAGTGACGGCAATGGCCTTGAGCTGAAATGCCCGTTTACCTCCCGGGATTTCATGAAGTTCCGGCTCGGTGGTTTCGAGGCCATAAAGTCGGCTTACATGGCCCAGGTGCAGTACAGCATGTGGGTGACGCGAAAAGATGCCTGGTACTTTGCCAACTATGACCCGCGAATGAAGCGTGAAGGCCTGCATTATGTCGTGGTTGAGCGGGATGAAAAGTACATAGCGAGTTTTGACGAGATGGTGCCGGAGTTCATCGAAAAAATGGACGAGGCACTAGCTGAAATTGGTTTTGTATTTGGGGAGCAATGGCGATGAAGCATCCTCACGATAATATCCGGGTAGGCGCGATAACTTTCGTCTACTCCGTTACAAAGCGAGGCTGGGTATTTCCCGGCCTTTCTGTTATCCGAAATCCACTGAAAGCACAGCGGCTGGCTGAAGAGATAAATAATAAACGAGGGACTGTATGCACAAAGCATCTCCTGTTGAATTAAGAACGAGTATCGGGATGGCACATAGCCTCGCTCAAATTGGAGTCAGGTTTGTGCCAATACCAGTAGAAACAGACGAAGAATTTCATACGTTAGCCACATCCCTTTCACAAAAGCTGGAAATGATGGCGGCGAAAGCAGAAGCAAACGAGAGAGACCCGGCATGACAAC